CATCCGGTGCGTGACACGCTCCGCTGCTTCGATATTCGGCGCACCGTACGGGACAATAATGTCCTCTGCCGAGATAAACACCGCCGTTTGCCGATTCAGCGAGGGGTCAAAGTACACCTTCTTAAATGCGTTACCGGAGAGGGCAAGGCTAAGAAGAAGTCGCTCATGCTCCGGGCGATACTCCTTCATCTTCTCGGTCAACTGATAATTCATGTCATCCGCGACACGAATAGCCGACTCTTTCTTCTCCGGGGTTTCCTTGCCGATGATCTTGGTCTTGACGGGGCCTTGGGCAGGGAATGTCTCCGTGATCATCTCGGACTGGAACCGCACCACCGCTTCGGTGATCATGGGGTGGAACACGCCACAAGCGCCGCTCCAGGGCTCGGTGCGCTCCTCCATCTGCAAGCCCAGCAGCTTGAGGCCCTCGGTGTAGGCTTTCTCCCAATCTTTGCGGGAGTTCTTGTCTTGGTCGATATCGCCTTCGATATCGCCACCGATGCCGGCAAGCGTGCCTTCATCAAGCTCTTCGGCAAGGTTGTTGGTGAAGTCTGGAGAGCCTTCGGAGGAGGGCTCAATCTCGATCTCCATCCCATCGATGCCGATGCTGACCGCTTCAGGATCTTCGATCTCAATCTCGATGGCGGACTCCTCTGGCAGTCCGGTGTCGATACCCAAGGGCAGAGACGGATCGCTGTAGAGCGCTTTGTCAATGTTCGTTGCCATGCTGGCCTTTCAGGTGTCAGTAATACGCAGCGCGCCGCAGGCTGCGCCACTGTTGAGGTTCCTCGGGCTCATCGGACGGCAAGCGGATGAACCCGCCCTGTCGCATGCGCATGAGCGCCTGGGTCATAGTATCGACGTAGTCATCGTGTTCACCAGCGGGGAAGGCCGCGACTTCCTCGATCAACTCCCGCGCCCAGCGTGTGTCTGGAGCCCACACACGGCTTGAGGAGAACATGTCCGACACCGCGTTGAGGCGGACTACCTTGTCGTTGCTAGAGCCGTTTTTGCCCCGGCTGGGGCTGAACTCGCTGATGGGGATGCCCATCGAGCGCAACTCCTGTATCAAGGGCGCTCCTGCGGCTTTCTTCTCAATCAGACATGCGTCAGGTTCCCACTCACGGTGGTACTCAATAGCGCGCTTTTTCAAATCAGGGAATGCCCACCTACCTTTGATCGCGTCCAGCAAGATGATGTGCGCGTTGTCGTTGTCTTCTTCGTTGAACCACACACCCCACGTTGTGCAAGCGCTAAAGTCGCTGGAGGTCTTGACCTCATGCGCGGTATCCCACGACTGGATGATGTATTCGCACTTAGGCGGGCGATCTGCCTCCCATATCTGCCACATCTCGCGCTTGATGACCGCCGCCACCTCCGAGGTGGGGTTCTGCATGTACTGCGCCTGCCAGAAGCGTGGGTCCATGCCTGCACGCTTGGCCTGAAGCTGCTCCAGGGGCCACTGCCCAGGCCAGAGAGACTTCTCCTCTGGCGTATGCTCGTTCAGGATGGCCGGAAGCTCCACGATCTCCCACCGATCCGCGTCGGGATTCTTGATCTGGTGGCTTATAAGCTGCCCGGTGAGGTCAATCTGTGACCACCGGGTCATGATCACGATGATCGCACCCCCAGGCATCAACCGTTGCAGCGGTCCGGTTTGGAACCAGTTCCATGCAGCATCAAACGGTGTGCGCGTACCCGCCTTCAAGTCTTGTTCCGAGTGCGGATCGTCAATGACAAACAAATCAGCGCCTCGACCTGCAATAGAACCACCGACACCGACCGCGTAGTACTGACCACCCTCGGTGGTGGACCACTTTCCTGACGCTTTTTGGTCTTCCGACACCTTCGTATCAGGGAAAACAGTCGGATAGTCCTCGGCAAGGATTAGATTCTTGATGCGGCGACCAAAATCTTCTGACAGGGACGCGGTGTGCGTGCCCATGATGATCTTTTTATGGGGGAATTTGCCTAAAAAATAGGCAGGAAACAGGTATGAGCTGAATTCCGACTTCCCCATACGGGGCGCAATGTTGATGATCAGTCGTTTTTTAGCGCCTGAGATGACATCTTCGAAGATTTTGGCTAGTTTGCGGTGGTGTGGGCCTTCTTTGAAGCCCGGATAGAGCATATGAGCAAAGCCTAGCAGGGAGTTTTGCGCTGACGCGATCTTGTGTCGGCGCTCTTTCTCTTCTAGGAGGTCAAAAAGCTCCATCTTTTCCTTGACGGACATGCTAGGCAACGCCGCTTGAATGGCGCTGGCTTCTTGTTGCGTCAGGAAATCAGGCAGACGCATTCGCGTCCTCTACAAAAGGAAGGTCTGTCGGGCTGGCATCGATGACGCCCATGAACCTCGCAAGCTTTTCCTTGATCTTGGCGTCCAACTCCGTGTCTTTCATCTCGGTCTTCTTGACCTCGACACGGTCGGTAAAGAGCGCCACTTCTGTCACCCGGCCCAGAAGCTCTAGGGCGCGCAAGCGTATGCGGGCGTCGGGGTGTTCGACCTCTTCGAGGATTTTCGACACCGCGTAGCCCCTAAGCTCTTTGGCTTGATGGACGAACTCCCAGTCGTAGGCCGTCAACATCCCGGTCAGATGCTGCACCGCTTTAGGCGTTTTGAGCGCCAGCAGGGATGTGCGCTGCTTGGCGTCTGTGGCTGGGGCTGTGATGGCCTGGAACGCGCTCTGAGCCAGCGAAGCGGCTGCTGTAGCGTCGGCGGTATCCGCCGTAGGCGCGCCTAGCGAAGTGAGCCAGTCAGAGGTGCTGTGCTGCGCGTTGAGAAGCGTACCGGGGTCGGCGTCTTCGGGTGAGCGCAGGGCACCAATGGATTCTATGGGGGGCTCGTAGTCGAGCAGGTGATCAAGCATTTCAAAGCGGGGCTTGCGTCCGAGTTTGGCGCAGTGTATGCTTGTATCTGTCTCCCTGCAAGTGTGTTACTTGCTTTCTCCCTGAGGCGGTCGAAAGGCCGTTTTGAATCCCGGGCTAACCCCCCGGGATTTTTTTATCGTGTATTGTCAAACGTTGGACAGAAATAGCTGAAAATTTTTATGTAGTGGTAGGGTATAGGGTGCAGGAACAAAACGTAAAAATCTGTGTATGTTTAATTTTGTATTTTTTGTGTAGTGTGGTTGGGGATTAGACACACTTATAAAAATTGAGCAGCGTAGCTGTGGATTCGTGTTCATATCACGACGTCCCCCTTGCTCCATTTCCGGGGGGTGGGGGTACGGTGGGGGTCAGACTACGGGATCTACGGTACGACAAAAAGGATCGAAATACCCCCATTTGGTATACTGAAGGTGTCGATTCGGTGGTCGAGTCGGCATTCGGGGACGCTGTGTCCCCATATCAAGTGGAGTAGTGTCATGTATTTGAACAAGCAAGCATTCAACGTTCTGAATCAGTTCGCCAACGCTGTTAATGAAGGGGTGAAGCAGCTTCGCACCGGCCTAATGGCACTTGGCATCAACACGGTCGAGGACGCAGAGCCCATCGTCACCGCGTGGGCGGCAGAGCGTCACTCCGTCCCCATGATCGAGGGGCAGCGCAAGGCCAAGGGCAGGATGGTCCTCGACAAGGACGCTGCCGGCTACGAGGCAGCGAAGAAGGCACGCCAGCGTGTGATGGAAGCCCTGATCGGTGACAAGACCAGCAACAAGGGCGAGGGCGAGCACGCCGAGACCGAGGAGGTCGAGATCCCTGCCGAGCTTCTGGCTGCGGCTCAGCGCCTTGCCAAGCTGGCGCAGCAGTACGAGGGTGCGAAGAAGCTGGCATCCCGTGCTCTGGCTACCGCGTTTGCCAAGTGATCATTCGGGGACAACGAGTCCCCGTTTCCGCTACGAGCGTAGCGGGCTGCGTTCGCGCAGCCCAGTGCGCTTGATGCTCCCGTCGGGAGCGGCGTGCTTTGGAGAGAGTCATGTACCACATCGAAGTCACCGACACATTCGGTGGAGAGGCTAACTACTGCTGGGTCAAGCGCGGGGCCACGCGGGCAACATCAAGGCGGGGCCTCATAGCCGCAGCCAAGCGTGTGGCAGGCTGGACCGACTGGTGCCGCGTGAAAGTAGAAGATTGGGGTGACATGCTCGTCGTGCGCCCAACTGACACCTCCGGCGTGTGCCAGATCGCGTTCGTATCCTGGCAAGACTGAGCGTAGCCGCTATGGGGTCGCATGACCCCATGCGAGTGCGCTTCGCACTAGGCGCGGCATGTGCCGCGCTTCATAGGACAGGCACAGCGTGCCTCAAGGAGAAAGTAATGCAAACCTACACCGTGCCCGTATTCATTGGCGTACAAGCCAAGAGCAAACAAGAAGCTATCGAACTCGTTCTTAACTTCATGGAGCACGCGCTCGACGTTGGGAACGACGCGGAGACCTACCCCTACAGCAGCGTAGGTAATGAGTCTGAAGTTGTTGAACAAGCCTGAACCAAACGGGGACTGGCTGTCCCCATATCAAGGAGAGCGTCATGTATTGGGAAGTTGCAAACGTCGAGGCCAAAGACGGCTTCGAGATCGTCCTGTCCGTCACACCTGAGGACATGCCACCTGATTGGGATGAGACCGAGGAGCAGAGGGCCGAGACCCTGCGCAAGATCGACCAAGGCGTGTGGGTCTACTTCATCGCCCGCGTCGAAGCCTGCAAGGATGGCATCGCGTTGGGCACCTCATACCTCGGTGGCTGCTGCTACGACAGCGTGCACCAGTTCGTGAAGGAGAGCGACTACTACGAGGACATGGTGCACGAGGCCATCGAAGAGGCGCGTGCTCGCATCAACCGTTTCAAGGAGGCATCATGAGCAAGTCCTTCAAAGGCGAAGAGCGGGCGCAAGCCCGCGCTGTCCAGCAACGGCGCACTGCGCGGCGCAGCAAGCACGATAACTTTCGTGAATCGCACGATTCAAGTCTTGAATCAAAGAGCCAAGCAAGAACCATGCCAACTAGACCTGTGGACGCAAGTCCGGCACAAGCGCGGGCGTGGACACCATTTAGGCACCGCTAAGTTGTTGATTCGTATGGCTTTGGCCTTATATATATAGATAGTGTTTAGTGTTTATATTAATATATAAGGCTGGGAAAGGGAC